CCAGAATGAGAAAGTTAACTATGTTGTGTACAGTATTGATGCTGTTTGTCTTTACTGGATGTGCTACTGTAGGAAGTAACTCCAGCCTTACACCTGTACAGCAGGCTCAACAGGCAGCAGAACAGACTGTTGACAGTTTGGGTGTGGCCTTGCAAGCAGTACCACCTCTCTGTGAATCTTTGTATGCAGCCGGTCAAATATCTAAAGAGACATATAATAAGATTACTCCGGTATACAATCAAGCTTTAGGCTCTTACAAACTATTGCTTGTTGCTTTGAGAGAATCGATTGTTTCAAACAATGATCCGAATAAGCATACTGCATACCTTGAAGCTGTCAATCGCTTTCTATTAGATAAACAGATGCTTGAGAGCTTGACTTTGGCTCTTCTAGGTACTACTGCTCCAGCGCCAGTGGGAGGTAAATAATGAACCCTCAACTTGTACTTGCAATCCTTCAGCTGGCCACAGTTTTAACTCCTCCAGCTATTCAACTTGCTAATAACTTGATGAATACGATGGAAAAGTCCGATGAATCGCCAGAAGAAAAGATCAAGAAAATCAACGATCTGCTGGATAAACTCCAGCCGATGCAACCTAAACTGTAAAATTATCCAAAAATAGGTTGTAAATCCTTTGTAGAGGATATAACATGTGAAGTCCTACCGGGAAGAAACCTTGTAGGGCTTTCGTGTCTGCACCAAATAACTATGAAGGAGTCAAAAATTGCAGAAGCAACCATCTATTAGCCATATTGACGTAAGCATTCTCCCTGTAACATCCAACATCTCAGCTTTAATTTTGTTACAGAAGTTGTTGAATGAGGGAGCAAGCAAAAGCAATCCTGCACGATTCACCGATAAAAATCTCACCGATGAACTCAACATTTCATACAATCAACTACAACGTGCAAAGATTATATTAAAAGAGAAGAAGGTACTCAGAACCATGCGAATTGGTTTTCCTATTAGAACATATTACATAGTACTTTCCGATGCTCTAAACGCACTAAAGTCTAATATATAACATGACGACAAAAATGTTTATATTAGTTATTTATTACTTAAGGAATTCATCAGTTTATGAATCCGCTCAAAAATATAGTATATAACTATACTAAAATACTCTTTGTACTCAATCATTTTTACTTCGTAAAAATGGGAGAAAATTAAAATTTTCTCTTAGTCCACTTCTTGAGAATCTGAGGTAATAACAAATGCTATTAGAAGTTGAATCAAAGGAAACCATATCAGCTGTCAGACCTGTAAAAACAATATTTGATATTAGAGAGAAAGCAAATCAAAAGCTTTTAGCTCTGTCTGAAAAAAATTTCATAGGGACTGAAAAAGAAATCTACAAGTTGTCTATAATATACGATAAGATGTTTTTGAAATACACTGGAGTAATCCGGCATGCTCTGTCACCTAAACCTGTCGTAGCTAGAAAAAGCAAGAATTGGAAATCTTTCCAGCGTTTGTATGCTCTACTGTCAGCTTTCTGTTATCCTGAAGAGTTGTACATCGAAGTTCAATTCAAGGCATTCAGAGGTAGAAATTTTGGAGGAAAAACTTACCCTTACCCAAACATGCTAGCTGGCATGTGGGCTGAAGAGAATTATAATAGATACATCCAAGAGAAGCTCGAAACTGGAATGCTTGCATCTGCCATGAAGTCAGAAAGCAGCAAGATAGCTCAACAGCTCAAAAGTTCTGTAGAAACTGTAGAATCCTTCCGAAAAGCTAATCCTGATCTAACAGAACTACAACTCCTGATTATGTTAGAAAATATGCTGTCACCAATCTATCTGCTTACCAATACAACATTTCTGAATTATATAAACAGTACTAACACAGCTTTCAGTGAGGATATGATAGCTCCTTTGATAAGAATGAGAAAAGATAAGGATTTCTATCAAACAGTGCTGTCAGTAGCTAAAGAAGTGAAAGGGCTGTGACATTATGGATGTAGAAACTTTTGACATAGACATGCAGCAGAAGATTCTGTCTGTTATGGTACAGGACAGATTGTTCTTGGCACAGTCAGTAGAGCTTGTTAAACCTGCATATTTTGATTCAGAAGTGCTAGTAGACTTAGTGCGACTGACAGAGGAATACTTCAGGGAGTTTAACGATGCTCCAACACCCTTGGCTCTTGCTCAGCTAACAAAGGACTATTTGAAGACTGTTAAGAGAAAGAATCCAGTCAAATACTTCGATATGATTGAAGATGTGTTTGCTGATTCTTTGCCAGAGAAGGATTTCATAGCAAAACAGGTGCGTGAGTTCGTAAAAGCACATGAAGTAAGAAACGCTCTTGCGGAATGTGCCGATTTATGGCAAGATCGAAAATACGACAAAATGCAGGCAATTTTGCAGAAAGCATTTAGCGTTACCGAATTCAAGCGGGAGGTTTACAGGTATTTTGATGAGAAGAATGTCCGAGAAAGGTATGCACCAGATACGGATATACGGATTCCAACAGGCTTTCCTGACTTTGATAACAAGATCGGTGGAGGCTTGGGACCGGGGGAACTTGGTGTCATTCTTGCTCCAACCAACGTGGGCAAATCTATCTGGCTCACGCTCTTTGGTGCAAATGCCTTACGTTTGCGGAAGAAAGTTCTGCATATCACACTGGAAATGTCTAAGAAGAAGGTGGCTCTTAGATATGACCGAAATCTTACCGGAAAAACAAAAGCGATTCTGCAAACAGGCTCAGAGGAGCTTGCAAAATCTCTTGTTACCTTACAGAATGCTTACCATTGTGATCTAGTAATAGAAAAATTCCCAACAAAGGGACTTTCTGTAGCAGAGTTGAGAGCTTATCTTGCTTTTTTGAAGCTCGAAAACTTTGTACCTGAGTTGCTTCTGGTTGATTATGCTTCTATTATGAAACCGTCCTCCAGACAAGATAAACACATACAGATTGAGGAGATTGTTGAGGATTTACGAGGGTTAGGGGATGAGCTGGGGATTCCTATCTGGACAGCAGCTCAAACAAAGCAGAGTGCAGTTAACAAGAAGCACGTATCAATTGAAGACCTTGGGGAAGCTTATGCCCAGGCCAAAATAGCAGATGTTATCGCTGCTCTTTGTCAAACAAAGTCAGAGGCTGAGGAAGACCTTACAAGGCTCTTCCTGGCAAAGAACAGGGACGATAAGAAGTATCAAACACTTCTGTATAGCACCATCTATGATATTATGCGAGTCAAGTTTCTGGAAGAAGTTACTGGGGCTGATTTCGATAAAGATGAGAAAAAGGATGGTAAGAAGAAGTGAGTTCTTTGAAACTTGCATTGAATGAGATTGGTGTAAAAACCAGACCACTTCCTAAGCATACTGAGTTTGCTATTAATTGCTTTAAGTGCAATGACACTGGTATGCACATGTATGTGAACGAGAGTGTGGTTAGGGAGGGAGTACGGGGTTGGTGTTATTGTCATCGAAGAGGGTGCGTTGCTACTATTCAACAGTTAGCAGCTTACTATCATCTATTACACAGTTACGAAAGCTATAAGGGTACAGTTGCCACAACAGAAGCCATATTAAATAAATTGGCTAATTTAAGCTTTGATAAACCCGTTGAAAGCATTGAAACATCGTATAAAGGTGAGCCTTTTGATATAACACAATTCCCAAGCCCGTTGGACTCAGATGATTTTTTTGCAAAGAAAGCGAGAAGGTATTTAAATAATAGACAATTCAGCGACTCGTTAATAGCTTTGTACGATATCCGTTATGCTAATTCAGGAGACTACGCCGGTAGAGCGATTATTCCATTTTACGAGCATAAGGAGCTAGTGTACTTTCAAGCTAGGAGTTATCTAATACACTCAGACCTAAAAATTCTCAATCCTCCTGATGGGGCTTTCAGATACGGAAAATCAGAGTACCTGTTCAACTTTGACAGGGCAAGTATGTTTAAACGGGTAGTTATAGCCGAGGGATGGGCCTCAGCAATGACTTGTGGCTTAAACGGTGTAGCTATTAATGGAAATAAAGCGTCAGAATCTCAGTTAGACAAGTTGATAGAAAATTGGCAGGAGTTTATTGTTGTATTGGATAATGGGGTGGAAGACAAGACATTCAAGTTGGCCAAAGAGATTCTGTATAGGAATCCAAGAGCATTAGTGGGAGCAGTCTTGTTATCTCATGGCGATCCAAACGATCACTCTTTTAAGGACATGCAAGAAATTATAAAGAGAGCAAAGACGTATAACACAATGTCGAGTATAATCACCGATGCCATAAGGCTACAGTAAGAGGAATAGATGGTACGAATTTTAGTAGATATAGCTAACTCAAAAGTTACTACTGATGTTCCAGACTTACTGTTAGCATTAGATGAAGCTTTTGCTTATGATGTGATAGGTCGTGAGTTTGTAGATTCATACAAACGTCATTTTTGGGATGGCAAGTCTCATATGTTCAGTCGTCTTACAGGTAAGTTTCCTTCTGGCCTATTGACCAGGGTTATCGATAAGATAATAGAGTTTACTGGTAAGATGCCTGTAGTAGAGTATATGTATGCTATTCCTGTCTTAGGTGAGCCTATATGTGAATCATTGCATGGGGTCATACCAAGGGATTATCAAGTTGATGCTGTAGCTGCTCTTTTGAAGTATAGACGAGGTATTATAGCGGCTGCTACGAACGCAGGAAAAACTGAAGCAATGGCTGATTTTTTGCGTAAGCTTAACATGGATGCAATCATTATGTTGCATAGACAAGTTCTTATGCATCAAACAGCTGAGAGATTAAGCAATAGACTTCAGGTACCAGTAGGAGTAGTAGGAGATGGTATTGTTAAACCTGAGTCTATTACTGTGGTGATGTATCAGTCAGTTGTAGAGCCAGCTGTAAGTAAAGATACAAAAGGTAGGATCAAAAAGAAGAAGACTTGGAGGGTTAAGGATGAGTTCAAGTCTTTGCTTAATGCTCCTGTTCTTTGTTTCGATGAATGTCATAATGTGTCTGATGATAGAGCTAAAACTATACTGAAAAAGAGTAATGCTATATATAGAGGGGCGTTTTCAGGTACTCCTCTGATGAATGATGAAGTTACAAACATGCAGCTTATAGGATACTTTGGGGATGTGCTGTTTACCATATCCAATGATGAGTTAATTCAGCGAGGGGTTTCTTCTGTACCCACCTGTCGTATTATCAGAGTTGATACTCCTAATATACTTTCATCTAAGTATGATATTGCTTATTCAAGAGGTATCGTAAACAGTAAAGAGCGTAACGAAGCTATTAGAGAGATAGCAAGCAGACATGCAAGCCTAGGTGAATCCGTTTTAATTATTACTAAAGAAATTCAGCACATTCACAATTTACGGCAATTGATACCAGGAGCTGATTATGTACATGGTTCTCTGGATAGTAGGCAGCGCCGGGACAGGCTTGAAGCGTTCAGACAGGGAAATTTAAAGACTTTGATAGCCTCTACTATTCTTGACGAGGGTGTGGATATAGCTAACATAGGAGTTTTGATTTTGGCAGCAGGAGGTAGGTCTGGTATTAGGCTGCTCCAGCGGATCGGTAGGGGGCTAAGAGCTAGTGAGTCTATGAGGCTAGTCGTATATGACTTTATGGATGTTGGTAACTGGTATTTACTTGAGCACTCTCGTATTAGAATAGGTCTGATGAAAAATGAAGGTTTCGAGGTAAAATTAGCATAATTTGGCTTGCAATATCCATCAAAGGTTTTATAATAGAATAAAGATCAATTGAGGAGCATTCGTTTAACAGGTTAAGACTTTTCGGGTAGCATAACTTAATTAAGGCACAGGAGAGACAGAGGTAAGGCTACTACCCTAAACATCGGAGTGCCATTAAGTTACCGAAAAATAAGAGTTCGATACTCTTATGCTCCCACCGAAAAATATAATAGAAATATGCTTGCAATGGTTTGAGGGTTGTGTATAATATAAATATCAACGGAACACAACGCACCTAACCGAAAGGAGAAGTCATGGAACGCATACTGAGCATGGAAGAAATCCGCAGGGTAGCTCCTTCAGTTTTCGCTCTTGAGCCTCACGAAAGCCGCAGTGACCGCTATGGCTTCATACCTACAGTGCAAGTGCTTGACGCTCTTCTGGCCGAAGGGTTTCAGCCATTCAAGGCTTCTCAGACGAGAACCAGGGACGAGGGACGCAGGGATTACACGAAGCACATGCTCCGTTTCCGTCACCCTAACCTGTCAATGATCCAGGCAGGTTCCAACCTTGTAGCTCCTGAAATTATAATAGTAAACTCTCATGATGGTTTGTCCCGGTACAAAATGATGGCCGGTCTGTTCAGTTTCGTATGTGAGAATGGCTTGGTTGTTGGCGATAACCTCGTACCTCCGGTATCCGTAATGCATAGCAAAAACGTGGTACAGGAAGTACTGGAAGGTGCCTTTTCAATCATTCAGGATGTTCCTCTGCTTGCCAACAGTGTTCAGGAGATGCGTAATATCGACTTGACCGAAGAAGAACGGCTTGTGATGGCTGATGCCTCTCGTATGGTCAAATTCGTTAAACATCCGGCTGAGGGTTTGGAAGAGTGGAAGCAACAGCTTGATGAA